CAACGCTTCATCGATCTTGCGTTCATGCTCCTTCAAGGTTTTTTCGATCCGATCAACGCTCTCAGATATTCGCTTGAACATCGTGGCGGTTTTTTCCAACTGTTCTTTCAACACGGATGATTTTTCGGTTTCCATAGTAATCAGTTATTTGTCGGCTAATTCAGGGAACAACTTGGCGAATTCCTCGGACAGTGATGGGCGGTCTGGCTCTGTTGGCTTAACTTCAGCGGGTGGTTCATTGGCCTTCTCCTGCTTCTGACTCCTCCTCCGCTGCCTCGCCTTACGCAGGGCATTGATAGCCTTCCAAAGTTGGGCGATTTCCCGCCGGATATCCGACAGCTTGCGCGATTCAAGATCCTTCTGCGCCTCCTCATCGGACGGCTTCCAGTCGCAACCATGCCAGACCCGTTCGATCCGATCAAAGACCAAGACCTGACTTTTCACGTTCCGCATCGAATTGAACGCGCGGTTCGCCTCGGCAACGCCGCCGCCAATCGTCTCGACGATGTGGGCCAGTAACTCCGACTTTTCGAGGGTCAGGTTGTGCTTCTTGGGCGGCATCTCTCGGAACGTCGCCCTTAGCGTCGAACCATTTGGAAGGTAACTCATGGTGGAAAACAGATAACTCTATTTTGTCCTCTTGTCAACGGAAATCTACCAATGGCTATTTCTTGGTTATCCTTGGTCTACCTAGCTCATCTAAAGATAAGCCTCCCCTTTCTAAAAAAGGGGAGAGGCTTATTCCGAAATCGGAAAGCTTGCTCCCCGCCTTTGAGGGCGGTGACGCTTCCGTTTCGGAATAAGGGTTGGAACGCGTTTGTGTCGCTCAATCGCTCTATCGACATGCTGTTTAATGGAGCGGAAATGCCCCGTAGAGCGATTTTGATGTGCGGATGGCCTGTGGATGCAGTTTGGCGTCTCTCTGCCGCTAGAAGCGAATTTTGAATCTGACCGGTTTTCATGCTTAAGAATAGGGGCAGAATGGCCTACCTCTTAGGTGCGCGGGGTGGATTTGAAAAGTTAGCTGGGTTTTTGGAAAAGTTCTCGCGCAAGTGTTCGATACGCTAACTCGGCGGTTGCCGGTACGACTCCGTTGCCGAGGAGACGAAGTTCGTCGATGCGGCTGTCATGCGCGTGGCATAGCCGCTCGTAATCCGATAGGGATTCCCAGTGGGCATAACCCATCCAACGGGTATCCCCATCAATGTCTCGACCCATCTCGGATTCAGGCGATATGTCGATGACACGGGGTGGTTCCCATTCGCATCGGTTGTCTCCGCCAGGACGGCTCGGCCAAACTCGACCGAATAAACCTTTCTGGCCAACTGATCCTCTCGATTCCGATTCGTCATCGCATACATCCATGCTCCCGGTGAATCCTTCCCATCCCGCGCCGATGCGGTTGGCCAGGATGAAGATTCGCTTCCTGCGATGGGGTGCGCCGACTTCAGACGCTGAGAATATGCCGCTCGCAACGCGGTAATGAAGCCTTTCCAATCTCTCGATGCAGTGTCCGAAAACGCTAGAACCGTCTGGCATTCGCGCGGTGAGCAATCCTTCGACGTTTTCGGCGAAGAGCATTCCCGGCTGCATGATGGCGATTCCATCGGCAATGATGTCGAACAACCATCGCTCGTCATCGACCGCTTTTCGTTGTCCAGCGACACTGACTGGCTGACATGGCCAACCGAATGAGAGAATCCCCCCAGCCATGAGTCGAGTGAAGCTGCTCCAGGGGAAAGTTCGAACGTCCGCGAAAACAGGGGCTGAATCCAGGAGTCCGTTTTCCATTTTCGCAACCAGGTTCGCGATGGCAAATGCTTCCCTCTCGCAGTAAGCGACTGCTCGAAGATTCGGGATACAGCGGCGCAGTCCAAAGCCGATGCCCTCGTATCCTGAGCAAAGACTGACGTAAGGGATGATGGGAGAATGATGACGCATGGATTCATGGCTTGGTCCGCTCGGGCGTGGGATAAACATCATAATCCTCCGGCACTTCGACCGGCACGACGCGGATCCGTCCCTGAGTGTATTCGCCGGGGTTGAGTTCCTTGGCCGTTGCCTCGGCATCCTTGCGCGCGCGGAATTCGAGCGTTTCGAAACGAACGACCCGTTCCTTTAGATCGGACCAGCCAATCGCGCCGGATATCTGAACCTTGAAGCGGGGCGGGGCGAAGAGATTGCGGATCATGGCAGCTTCTCCTCATCAGGGTTGCCTTCGAACGCCGGACAGAGCTTGTCGCCCTGCTCGCGTTCGATGATGAGTTCAAGGATTTGATTGCCGTCCGCGTCCGTGATGGAGCAGATATGCTTATCCTCATCATAAATCGAGAGCGGTGTAACGCCTTCCGTTTCGCATTCGCCGGCGATGATTGCGTTGAACAGATCGACAATCGTCTGGGCGTTGGTTTTGGACTGAATGGTTAGTTTCATTTCTTGGTTAGGTGATGGTTCTCGGTTTGCTCGCGCGTAGAGTTTTCAAGTGCATCCAGTTTTCGCATAACCCGTTTTCCGTACGCGCGTGATGATGATCTTCTAAGGGCTTTTGGCCCACCTTGCCAGAGTCGAGCTAAAGATTCGTCGCTGAGGTGTTTGCCGTAATGCGCGAAATAAGACTCCGCAATGAAGATCGAAACGGCGCGGTTGGTTACCTGTTGGTGCGCGTAGTGCGTCCCCATGATGCGGTTAACGTCGCGGACCATGATCGATTTGATTTGAAGCGCGCCAAGCTCGCCGTGACGGCCTCGGGCATGATCGTTTCCACCGGATTCGACCTGAATGAGGGCGGATAAAAGGAGTGGATGCATGATTTGATGCGCGGATGCGGTTTATTCGTGGGATTTGATGTAGCCGATTCTCAGTGAATCTTCAAACAGCGTTTGCATTGGGGAAGCAATCCGACGCTTCCGCTTGGCTTTCCGCAACGGACGCAAGGTCTTCCTTTACCTTTAATTTTCGCAGGGGTTAATCGGAGTTTTCCGCTCTTTTGCATTTCCGCAATTTTATCCCATGAAAGGCCAAGCGGACGGTTTTCTAGTGCGTCCCTATGCAACGCCAACGTCTCATCCCATGTTGGTTTCGGCTTCAAATCACCTTCAATAAAGCGAACAGGTTTCCCGTTGGCTTGTAGCATGGTTTTCATTGCTGGCCTTTCGCCTTGGCGATTACCTCGCGCGCGTAGTCCAGATCCTCGTCGTCGGCCATGGGGTGCACCAGGCGTTCGAGGGCGGAGAGAAGATCGGGGGCGGAGGCGATTAAATGGGCGGCGGCAGGGTCGAAAGTCTTCGCGTAATGGTTTCCCTGATTCGTGATGATGACGAAAAAGTCGTCAACTTGCGTGATTTTGAGCGGAAAAGGGCCGGGGGTATGGGTTTTCATTCGTAGATGTTTTCGGTTTCGGGGGTTTCGGCGGTGACGATGCGCGTCGTTTCGAGGAATTCGGACAGTTCGCCAAACTCATCGCGCGCGGCGAGGGCTGCGTTCCGCGTGGGGAATAGACAGGTTTCATAGGTCTGGCCGTCGTCGGATGATTCGCGGAGGTCTGACCAGCCGCCGGTTGAGGTTGAGAGTTGGATTTTGTAGCGCATGGGATTTAGGCTTTGACGGTGTACTCAGACGCGAAACGAATGCCTTCCGCGCGGCCTGATTCGGAGCCGCCTAGCTCTAGGCTTTCTGTCAGCGAATCGGGAGCTTGACGGCTCCAAGCGTTCCAGTGATTCCGCGCGTCGCAATGCGGGATGCCGCAGTCGCGGTGCAGGACATGCGCGAAGGAGGAGAAAAAGTCGTCGCGAACCTCGCTGACCTGATCGTCCATTCCGATTTCACGCATCAAGTCAGCCTCAAGGCGTGAAAGGCGCATGTTGGGGAGAATGCGTTCCACGACGAAAACTTGCGCGTCGGCCCAGAGTTCAGGTCCTGCGTTGGTTCTGACGTACAGACTGAGGTCGTCGAACAGATAGAAGCGCGTCGCGTCAGGCCTTGGGTCGTCCTGAAATGCTTCGCGCAGATTGTCGGCGAACGGCTCGAATGAGGTTTCAACAAGTTGTTGCTCCTCGTCCGTCAGGCGCGCGTCCATGGAATACCTGTTGTGCAGGTAGGCGCGGACCGCTTGCGGTAGATCATGCGCGTCGAATGCGCGGACGGCGGGGTCGAAGAATTGAATTTCGTGGATGATTTCGTGAATGGTTTTCATTGGATTAATTGCTGCGGATAGATTGGCCTACCCTTTCGCACCAGGCTTTCGGCATGATGCGCGTAGGGTGGGTCAGGCTAAGTTGAAATGCGCGCGAAAGTCCGCGTAGTCGTAACACAAGTCCGTCGCGAAGCGGTAAACACCAATGTCTTCCGCCCCGTCCGCGCGTCTGATCGTGACGAACTGCCACTTTTCGGCATGCATGATGAAAGGATCTTCGAAGGAACGGAGGCGGATGAATTCAAGGACTTTCATTGGATTGGATGCGTTAGGTTTAGGTTTAGAAAGAGCAGCACCCGCAACACGGCGCATCCTCGCAGCGGCCGCGCGCATTGCGCGTGCCTGTCCAACCGGAGGAGAGTTTGACGCACACAAGGCCGGAATTCTCAGGCATGCGGCCGGTGCATGCATTGCAGTCTATGCGCCATGCGCGGTTGCGCTTGGTGACGGTGCCAAGGCCAGTCGGAACGTATTCGTGGCATTGGACGCATTGGCCAGGATATCGGTTGATCATTGGATGCTTTGGATTGGATGCTTTGGATTGGAGACTAAAGACACGTTGCAGACTACCGTTTCCGATAGCCTGACACGTTGCTTTAACCCACCACGAATCCGCTTGTATCGGACTTTGCTTTTCCCTTGGCTGTCAGGCCGACGACGACACCCTTAGGATCTAGGAATCGAAGGTCGTTTTCGTCTCCGTTGATGACCTTGAATCCGTTCCAATGCGTCGGCAGCACTTTGCTGCGAAAGACTACCGCCACGTTGCCACCACGCTTCAAGACCTCGAGACATTGGGTTTCGTTGGTTTCGGAACGGGAAAACGTGAGACTATAGTTTGACGGGAGTTTGCCATCTAGGAAGGAAACCATGCGTTGGAAGCTCTTCGTGTAATCGTAGAAACGGGTCGTCTTGAAAGCTTGAATGACCGTATACCGTTCCCAACCGATATCCGACGTACCGTTTAATCGGATGACCGGAGTCATTTTCTTGGCCTTGGCCTTTCGGATGACCGACGTGACATTTTCTTTCAGCGTGGCCAAGAATGTTTCGCGGTCTTTGACGTAGTGTGCGGTCTTCGCGATACGGGCCTTTTGGACGGAGTTAAAAGCGCCACGACCAGCGTAGTATAGGCAAAGGTTGTCACAAGCGACGGACGCATTAGGACAGACATTGATGAGGCCGGATAGTTTTCCCGGCGCAAGATAAAGGATGCCTGTCAGGTAGCCACGTTTCTGGCCTTTGATGGTCTTTGCGTTGGTGTCGATGGATAGGAGGGATTTCATTGGATTAGTGGTTAGGGGTAAAACCGAGTGTCGTTTCTAGATATGCTTGGAATAGGACAAAAGCGATGATTACAGCTGCAATGGCGATGCGTTTCAGGGTGGAGCGTTTCATGGATTAGATAGCGCGTTGACGTCTCCGAAACGAGCGGGAGCGGGAGCGAAAACGAGGTTGAGAACCCAAAGTCCTTCGTCTTCGTCACCTTCGATTCGTTGGTCGTCCCCGAAGATAGTGACACGATTGGGAAAACCGTCCCAATCCACGTCCATGAAACGGGAGCGTAGGAAGGCGATTGCTGCGTCAACGCTTTCGAATGAGATAGGGACGTCAACGGGGAGGCCGGTTGCGACGCTATCGGCCACTGCGGTGAGGATTCGATGGGATTCGGTTTGCATGACAGGGTGAGTTTTTGGGCTTAGAGGTTTCCGATAAAAATCGTCCAAGAGTGAACATCCACCACATTTTGAGTCGAAAACTTGATGCATGAATACTTTTCAGTTTCGACTACATAGTCCCAACCTTCGGAAGATTCGGGCAATTCGTTGATGATGCCATAGCTTACGGAATAGATGCTTCCGATGCTAATCTGGACGCATACCCGCTTGCCAAGGGAAGGGGCAATGAGATTGCGGATTTCTTTGGACCGCTCAATGAGTTCGATGGTGTTGATTTTCATTGGCTTAGAACTTGATGGTTACTCCGTGTCCAGCGTTCCGGAACGCATCAACACCAACCGGGCCTGACACCGTGTTGAAGAGCTTACGCAACGCTTGTTTGGTGTTGAGCTTCAGAATCTCCCCGTCGACGTGAACGCTGAACCGGGGAAATCCGTTGCGCTTGGCGTCGGAATCGGAGTTTTCAACCGCGAAAGCTTCGAGTTCGGCAATGTCCAGATAGACCATTCCGTCGGCGGTTTTGGCGGTTTTCAGAGTGAATTTCATGGCGTGAGTTGTTCGTTTTGGCGCTGCTGACGGGGAGAGAATGCGACGGAATCCGATTCCGTGCAAACTTTTTTCAACTTTTTTTTGAAACCTGGTTGAAGCCCATGGGGTGGAAAAAACTGGCGGAAAACTGGCGTTGCCGACATCTACCTTGCCAAGCAAAGTACCTTGCATGACAGAAAACCAATGGAACCAAGCAAAAGCTCTTTACCTGTCAGGTAAGACGTGGAAAGCGATTGGAGCGGAGTTAAAGCTAAATTTCGCAACGCTGACAAGCAAGGCGAGCAAGGAAGGAATCACCAAGGTGAAGCGGGAAATGCGAAACACTATTTCCTCAAAGGAAAGTGTTTCATTGGAAAGTCTGTCTGCGCTTGTCCGCTCTAAGCTCGCGGCTGATGCCGCCAGCACGTTGGAAAGGATCGATAGCTACGCATTGGACGGGATAAAGGACGAAAGCGTGAGAGAGACTATCCTTGGAAGCGTGGCGAAGCGTAGTGCGTTGGTATTCGGATGGAGCGAACAAGGGGAACAAGCGTCCGTCTCAATCAATCTACTCGGATCGATGCCTGACAGAATCGCGGAGGTGCAAGTCGTGAGCGAATCCGAAACCAAGTGAATATAACAGTGTTTGTGCAGCATTAGCTGTCTAATAGATTGGATTAGATTAGCTAATGACAGAAAAGGATTGTTTTCGGCCGGGGAATAGGCGATGGGGACTGGCAGGGTGGCCCCCCTTTTGCGGGTGGGCTTCGTTTACGATACCCCCCTCAAAAATTTTCCGCCTTTTTGACCATGTTAAATAAAATCAAAATTGGTCAAAGTATTTCTCTATCAACAGCGGAGCGTAAGCTCGCCCATTTCGTAGCCAAGAATCGAAATGGTAAGAATCGATATTTCAATGTGGTGAACCTGAAGATCAGCGCGGAAGATCCGCATACGGTCGATCTTGAGGGGATTTGTGGTGAGCTGGCTTTCTGCAAGCTGTTCAATGTTTATCCTGATCTGGATACGGATCGTAATCCTCCGCATCCGCTCTACGACGCGCTTGTCCCGCCACCACCGGGATTTAGCATCGATGTGAAAACGACCAAGTATGACAATGGAAAGCTATTGGTCGATGCGCGCAAAGGATCGAAAACCGACGGGGTGGATTTCTACGCTCTGATGACGGGAACCTTCCCAGGTCCGTACACATTCCGTGGAGTCATCGCGAAGGAGCATATCATTCAACCTCACAAACTTGGCCTACTTTGTGGATACAAGAGCTACA